CAACTGCTCGTTATACGAGGGTAGGAGACACTATTCTATCATCCCATAAAAGGATGCGAATGTCAACTAAAAACTTCGCGTATCTGCCCAGCCATTGGCCTTGAGGTAGGCTCGCTTCTGGTTCAGACTACGCATAACCGGGATTGCGTGGCCCTGCTGGAAATCCAGATCCACGCTCGGATACAACCGGCGATGTTCAGCAACCTCCGCGGGATCGGCTCGAAACCCCATAGACTGCATGAGGATGGGCTTCTTATAGTCCCCACGTACCTGCTGATCCGTGTACGTCTGCGGCATCGGAATCCCGCACATAGGGCAATCCGGCTCATCGGCGTAATCGGAGAGAGGACGGAACTCCTCCATCCGATGTTCGCACTGCTTGCAGGCGTGGACGTAGATCGGCATCAGAGTTCTCCGATACCCTGGTTCTGGAGACCGCTCAATTTGCTCATGAGATTCTGAATCACATTGTCCAGAATGCCCTGGGCCGCAGTGTTCCCTGTTCCGGAACTGGCGACCTGTTCAGATTTCTTCCGCAGTTCGGCGATCTTCTTCTGGAGTGCCGCGGCCGTATCCAGGCTATTTGCTTTGCCTTTTGATGCGGTGGTCTGATCCTTCTTGGCCTCCCCCATCAGTTTTTCGGCAAGTCGGTCGGTCATGGACTGGATAACTCCGCCGATCTTCCCGGCTCCGCCAAAGGCGGAACCGAGATTCTGAAGAGCCTGCTGCTGCATCCCCTCATCGAAGTTCTGCTCAACACGTTCCTCCGGCCGATCGGCGAGATTACGAAGGTCGTCAGCCGTCATGGTGTTCGGATCGACCTGTCCGCCACGTCCGAGAAATAGTTGTTCCGGCATTACGAGTCTCCCTTCTTAGAGAATGATTCCTTCATACGAGTCTTGGTTTTGCTCTCAAGGGAGAACGCCTTGGCGGCGTCATCCCGCCGATCGGCGAGATGCTTCAACGCTTTCTTGAGACGCTTGGGATCACTGCGGATCTCCTGGGCGTCGATCAGGGTATCGCCGTCACGTTCTGCCCGCCATTTTTCGTCGTCGGGTGATACAGCTTCGTTTTTGGACATCACATTCCCATCCCGGCCGGCTGCGACTCGGACATCACTTCTTGGGGCGCGCCGGCACTGTTAGGTTGTAGTTCGGACCCGCCCATGGACCCCTTGAAGGGGAGGTTCCCAGGCTGGCCGTTCTGGAGGATCGCTCCCATTCCCCCACCGGGCGACTGGCCCTTGGACCCATCGGGAGTGGGGGTTTTGTTGAACATATCGAGGACTTGCGCCTGGAATCCTTCATCGTAGAAGACCTCATCGATCCACTCGATGTCGAGTTCCTTCGCAAGTCGCGTCACAAGTTTGGCGAAACTGAAGGGGACACCCATTTGCTGGCAGACCATCGCCGCTTGTGCCGCGGCAGGAAGAACCTTGCTCGCAAAGAGCATCGCTTGCTGGAGTCGTTTGTTCGGGTCCACCCGGCTCATCGACTTCTGCTCGATGGAGAAGTGGTAATCCAAGAAGTCGCCCTCACGGACATCATCGGTGAGGATGACTTGTTCCTCCTCCATTCGTGGCGGCATCTGGATCGGGCCGTTCGGACCCATGACTACTCGCGCCGGAATCGGCGTACGCTTGATGAGCGGGAGGTGAATCAGGGGATCGGTATGGAGATACCACGCCAGTTTTTCCTGGACGTGTTGGGTGGCGATGTAGACCAGATCCCGCATGTCCTCGGTTCGCACCGCGGAGTTCTGTTGGAGGATCGTGGCCTGGGTGGCGGTCTCGGCGTCCGAACGGGTTCCGCCCATCTGGTCCGTGTTCCCCGACATCAGGTTGAACCAGTAACTGATCTGGGCAAGGTGCGCCTCATTCGACTGCTGTTGCCCGCCGAAGGACTGGACCTTAGCTCCGTCCACATTGTAGATGCCGATGATGTCCCCATCGCCGGCATTCTTGATCGACTCGGCATCATCCTGCGCGTGTGGCTGATAAGTGAGGATATCCTTCTGCCGCGCCGCCTGATCCATAATCTTCCGCAGCATATCATTGGCCGCGATATGAAGATCGTACCAGATCCCGACAGGAGGAACCGGCATGGGGTTATTGGGCATTGGCGGAGTGAAGGAGAGGTACGTGAAGGGACCTTTCTCCGGGCCGTCATAGTCCGCGATACGGAGGTATCTGTCGTACGAGGTACTCTCCGCCGGCATCCAGATCATCGCCTTGGCTGCGGGCACCCAAAGTTCCCGGATATCCACGAGATCCTGAAGATCGGCGACATCGGTGGAGGAGGTCTTCTGCTGAGATAGCTCGTCAACACCCTTTTGGCGGGAGGAGTCGCTTTTTGTTGTCGATAATGCAGTAACCATGTCATTATCGAAAAGACCGGAATCCAGTAACATCTGCCGCGGGACTCGCGCCCTGTGGCCGACGAACGATGCCTCTTCGATCCGCTTGCAGGCCGGATCGAGAACGAAGTCGTCGAAGTCGATAATACGGGCGTAAGGTTGGCCGGGATCGATCTGGGTGTCGTCCCCGAAACTCACGAGACTGTCGGAAGTGGCGAGGCCGGTTTTCATTATCCCCAGGGTGAAGAGACCGTCCACGATCCATCGGCGGAGTTCAGTGCGGAGGTCGATCTCCCGTGCCAGATGGTCCACGCCTAGGCCCAGGAGTTCCGCGTAACCGCGATAGTTCATAAACCGGGACGTGATAAGGGTTTTGGGGAAGTTGGTGACGAGGTTCGGCACCAGGATAGAAATGGCGTTATAGATGAGACTGATCGGCATCGCGCCGATTTCCGCCTTCGGCTTGTCGTAATACGGCCCGGCGTATTGCTTGAGAAACATCAGGCGAGCCGCACGAAAATTGTGCAGCCGCTTCTCTCCCAACCGAACCGCCTCGTAGACCTTCTTGATCGTAACTTCTTTACCGGCCATGTTTTACTCTCATACGGAACTCGGGTCTACCAGAGGAGAGGTTTACCGTATTACCCCATTGTACCATATGGGACTTGCGATTTGCAAGGGCTAATTTCCGCCGGCTACCAATTGATCGGCGTGGAGGGGTAGGACCGCCGCTCTTATACTTCGGAGTCTCGCCGATAGCCAGGAGGGCCAGGGCGTCAGCTATGACCCGATCCCCGTGGGTGAGTTTTGCGTCATTAGATTCCTTAGAGAACTCTGCTGGGCCGAGTCCACCATCACTGTAGTAGACGTACATGAGGGCCTCTTCCAGGGCCTCGGTAGAGCGGTTGATGATACCCCCGTGGGCGTACGCATGACGAAGTGCGCCCAAGAGTTCCTCCTTCTTGGATCGGGAGGAATGCCATCCGTACTTACGGGTCTGCTTCTCCGTCACGGTGCCGACCACACGATCCATATAGATGTTGGGATAACAGAGTTTCTTGACAAAAACTTTACCAAAATCCGCCCCTGGGCCGTTAATCTCCCAGTTCACTAATGGGAGTTTCCCCTGCGCCCCACCGAACCATATACCCGCTGCGGCGACGATCTTCGCCAGATCGTAGGGGGGCACGGTGGCATCGGCGAATTCGGCGATCTTCTCCCGGGTTTGGACACATAGGACCGAGACAACCGAATTGCTGGCTCCTTGCCCTTTGGAGATGTCCACACCGAAGACGTAGCTCTTCGTCTGGTCCGGCCGACCGGAATCTTTTGCCGTCCAGAACCGCCAGGGTCCTTGGGGCGTGATGTTCACATATGGTTTATACTGTTTCTTGCGAATGATCTCAGCCATGTGGTCTTGGGCAGTGCCGATCTTGAAGTCGATCGCGCGAGTGAAGTCCGCCGGCTTGGCGAGGGTAGCTATGTGCTGGGCGATAGGCATCGCGTCGAAGAAGGTGGCCCCCTGATCGATGTCCTTCATCAGGATCTCTTGGTCCACTTCCTGTGGTGAGCGACGGCCCCGCTCCTTCTCCAGCCAAGGCGAGGTGATATCGTAGGTCTTGGTCGTCTCATCGTAGACTACGTTCCGTCCCTGACCCTTCTCCGGGTGTTCCCACCAGGGCATGACAAAAACCTTGGCCTGCCCGCTGCGCCGCCACTTGCTGTACTCGGTCCCCGGGCCTGCCTGGGTAGAGTTGATGAGCCGGCACCCGGACACGTCGGCGGTAGCACTTCTGATTTTCCCGCCCTGTTCCACCTTGGCGAACTCATCGAGCAGTACGGCTCTCCGCCGATCGCCCGAGGCCGCGTTGGCATTCGCCGATTCCCCGTCGATCTTTGATCCGTTCGCCAGATTGGTGAAGTGCATCGTCACATCATGGATCGGCGGAAGCATCCAGGAAGGGAGCCACTTGCGGATGTAGCGATGCTTCCAGAACAAGCACTTCGGGTTGTCGCTCCGATCGACGTACTCCTCGGTACGGGATAGTTCTAGGAACAGGCGATCGGGGAGGAAGAGGAACTGATGTTCCAAGACGTAAATGTGGTCCCACGACGCTCCCATGTCACGCGACTTATCGGTGATGAGATCGTGCTGGTTTTCAATGGCCTCTTCGATATCGGTGAGATGCCGGTCCTGGATCTCCCAGGTGATGTATGGAACGTGCGCCGTCCGGGAGTTAACGGTGTTTCCCTCGTCATCCACGTCACGCAGTTTAAACGTGAAGGCAAAGGAGTTGGTCCAGTAGAGTAGTGAGTCCCGGCAGGCTGCGAGGATCTCCCGCTGGAGCCCAGTGTCATTCTCTGCTTTGGCGAGGAGTGCAGCCCGGTAGTCCAGGTTCGCCTGATAGTGCTTGGGCACCTTGAGCCCGGTGATCGGGCACGTCCAGATCGGCGGAGTATTTGGAAACGGCTCTGATAGTTCCGGTTTGAGGTCAGTCATCGTCTTCCTGGGTAGACATAGCGATCGCGTTCAGGTTGGCCTTGGCAAGTTCGTCCACCTTCTCGGGAAGGGTGAGGTTCTTGTCGTCCGGGATCGCCGCGACAACCTTGCCCTCGATGCGGTCGTAGAGGAGAGCGACGGCGCGCCAGTCGGGTTTGTGGACCAGAACAACCTTGTTGGGATCATCCGGATCGTATTCTGTCCACCCGAGAGCGTACTTCCACACCAGTCGGGCGAGAGCTTCGGCCTTGGTGATCGGGTCGAGGTTTTGGTCGGTATCCTCAATGTCCTGCGCTACCATCCGCAGGAACTTGGAGAGCATCGGCCCGGTGGGGGTCTTTACTTCTGTCTTGGTTTTCTTGGCTTTCTTCGCCATCCGTCTGCCCAAAGTCCTTCCTGGAGTATCTGGTCGAGATACCCCACGTCAGTTTCGGTGAAGTCGGGTCGTGCGGCATGGAGCAATTCGTGGATCAATACGAGTAACCTCATCTTGGGTTTGAGGCTGGTCCGGAGCGAAATGGTGTGGGTAGCGTGTTCGCATAGCCCCAGAATCTCTTCCTCTTTGACGGTCCAGATATCTCCATCGATCTCAAGCACCGATAACGTTCCCCCTATGACTCAGATCAGAGGGAGCGAAGCCGGCAGATACGTAGACAGTATGGGTGTCGTCGATCTCAACGGCGGATCGGCGAAGGACTGCATCGCGGGTGAGGGTGTAGTCGGTAGCGTTGTCGCCTTCCAGTTGGATTGTTACGGCGGTTATCTCCGGGGAAGCAACTATCGCCCCGCCTTCTGTATGTGATATAACTACTTCGACTCCTGTTGTTGGCATACCGCTTGTGGCAGTGCATTCCATTGTCCCGTCAACCTGTGCAGTAGGCGGGGAAACAA